CAGCTCAAGGAAGTCAGGCTTCTGTTCGATAATCTCGGGAAAGTGCTTAGAAAACCAGATCACCTCCTCAGAGGTCTTGTCCCAGATTTCGTAGATCGTTGCCTGTTGAAAAATCAGGTTCCGAGTCTCCACTACAACGTCGTTCTTCTTGGGAGTGTAGTCGAGCGGAATGTCCTTACCTTGTTCAGGCCAACGCTTAACCAACTCATCCCGAGTCATATAAATCTTGCGAGCAATCCAACGTATCTCTTCCCAGACCCGAGCGGGAGACCAAAGCGCATCCTCCCAGTATACATACTCGTCCTTGATCTGCTCGCCCACAACCTCATCGTACTCCAAAGCCTCAGCCTTGGGATCGACGATCAACTGCTCCTCGGTGGGCTCTTCAGTCTTAGTCTGAATCTCGGCGTGATACGTATGCCACGATACGCCGAGGCCAGGAACCAACATATCCTGAACGACCTGCTTCAGTATATTATAGTTACAGAAATCGTGAGAATTGTGGGAGTCTAGCGCACGCTCCAGAATCCAGCACGCAACCCTGGATACGTCATCTTGCGGATCTTTGAACTCCCGATTAACTGTTGGCTTGGGCGTCTGGTTAAGTAGAGCAGTAGCCAAGATGTTAATATTGGCGGGGTATAGATTGTACTTACGTTGCATGCTATCGTCAACGCCAGACGTTTCGATCTTCTCAGCTCGAAACTGCTTAACAATCTTGCGCCCCTTCCTGCGCCACTTATCCTGCTCCTTCTCCGAAGCAGTAATCTCAGATTGCCAACGTCCGTACTCGCCCCCGCTTTCAGACTCGAGCTCTTTGAGGGAATCAATCTTGGAAATGCCGGTATCGCTCACTGTTCTCTCCAGAGACCGGGATTGGTTCTACGGTCGTTGAATAGGTCTTCAAGATTAAAGGCGTAATTCGCACCAGCCCTCTCATCCTCGCCGGGAAGTATGATTCTCGGGCGGGTCTGCTCAGGCAATTGGGAGAAGATTATGCCCAAATATCGGATACAATCCGCAACGTGGCTCGACCAGTCGTGGACGGGGCGATCACGGTAACAACCGAGCTTGTCGTCCCACTCCCTGCGGTACGACTTCATGGCCTCGATACCACCGGAGCAGAGGGGCAGGTTCCAGTAAATGAAGGGTAGGAGTTTGCGAGTCGCTGCGATACCGTCTCTGAGTTTGTGATCGGGGACGAGTCTGGGACGATAACCACGCCGGAGTGTTTGTTCCACGATACTACGACCCGTCTGAAGGTTTTTCGCTCTGGCGTCATGGGGGAGGTACACGTCACGTACATCGCGGGACTCCATTTCGTCGAGATAAGTGTCCCACTCCACCTCGTTGTTCGAATAGACTTCATGAATGAGGACTTGCGACTTAGATTTCTGAAAGAACGTCAGAACCGTGTCGTCTGTAAAGCCGAGGTCGCAGACGACATCGACGGGAAGATTGGGATCAAGTTCGTACTCCTTGACCCGACCCTCGGTTTCAGCCCTATCCATCTCCATGCCGTAAATCGCACCCTTGAGGGACGCTGTAAATGAGCACTCATACTCCTGCTCATAGTCACTCGCGTCCATCTGGGCGCGAAAAATGTCTAATTCTGCTTGCGGTAGGATCCCTGAGATCGAGGCTTTGAGAAGGAGGCTGAATTGCGTCGGATCGCTTTCAGCTTTCTTGTAAGCGTTGTAAAAATGATTCTTTCCTTTGGGAGTTCCTGTGTATACGATCCACCCTCCTCGGTCGGACAACGAGGGGAGAATAACCTGCGACACTGCGCTTGGGCGTATTTGAGCATATTCATCAAGAATGGCTCCATCTAGGTACATACCCCGAAGGCCGTCAGCTTTCTCCGCTCCAAGCAAGAAAATTCTGGCCTTGTTCTTGAGCGTAACATGAAGCTCCGACTCGTTGATCTTCTCAATAAGCGGGGCAGCAAACTGCTTTAAGTATTCCCAAGCAACCCGCTTGGCTTGGCCATAATTGGGGGCGATGTAGGCCAACTGGGGCCGATCAAGTTTACATTCCAACGCGCCGATGAGCAGATCGTTGACCGCGGCTACAGTTTTACCGGCCCTGCGATGACAGACGAGCACAGCGAACCGCGCCTTCCTGTTATGGAAGGGAAGGAATGCCTCGCGTGGGCGATAGTCTAATGTGAGTTTCATTGAGGCTTGAAGTTCCGTAGCATTTCGGCCATTTGCTGCTTAGTGATCATTTCCTCCAAACTTCTGGGATTTCTCATCCAGGCAAGGTCGGATGTGGGCCGATTGAGTTCGTTATTGCCAGGATTATCCCGCTCTTGTAGCCTTCGGAACTCATTTAGACGGGCCCACCCCTCTCCGAAGGAGTCTGAGTACATATTATCAGCAATTTTGGGGAATCGAGCGGAGGCAGCTTTAGGATGCCGCTCTCTAAGGGTGGCCAATATCCCTTCAGAGTTGGCCCCCGGCTGCCAATCTTCCTTGTAAGCAGTTCTATGACCACCTATCTCGTGAGAAAGCGCTGGGAGCGCGTCCTCGTAGTTGGTCATTTTGATCTCAGCCCTGCCTTCGGGGCCGTGCTCCCAGAAGGTAGCCTCAGGTTTGAGACCCTTACCTATGTACATATCCAGGGGCATCCCCTCAGCTTCAGGGTAGGCATTATAGTAATTGTCCCATTTAACTTTCTTGCCCATGGGACCCTGATAAATATCCAGGCCTTTCTTCTTATTGAGGATTTCGAGACCTGCATCAGAAATCTCCGACACATAGTCAGTGGGTTTGTATATGTTGAGATCCTTAACCCGCTGAATTTTGGTGTCTTTCCAGATGGCGTCTTCACCTACATCGTGCGCGTAGCCCCTATTGTGCTGATCGTTCAGTTCCATATCCCGCACGGCTCTTTCCAACTTCCCATGGGGAAAGGTACGTGCGCCACGTCCAATGAGTGTGCCAGCCATCCCGCCGCCAATATGCGACGGGTTAGCCGCGCCCATCATTAGCTGCTTTACTAACTCATCTTGGGCTGGTATGGCTTGCTCAGATATGACCGACTTGGCCGGCTCCAGTAGCTCCCGCTTGCGCTCATTACTGGGGAAGAAATCTGGGCTGAAATTGTTGGCCGCCTTCCGCAGCAGTCCTACCAGTTTGTCCTTAAAATTGGGTTCATAGGCAGTGGCCTCGTCCCATTGGGGAGCGTAATCCGCCATGATTTACGCCGTTACGCCGGTGGGGGAGGAGTCGTTTCCGTGCTCATGCTCCACGGAACTTCAATAGAGTCATTCTTGTCCTTCAATTTACCGAACGTGTAAAAGGCTGGTTCAGGTAAGAAGGTACTGGCCCACTTGTAGAAGGTCTCGTGGGAGATTAGCAGTACACCAGATCCTGCTGATTCAGGTTTGGCCATTGATAGGCTCCACGTCAATAGTTTGGGGTAATGATCGACCCGAAGTGTCTCGAGAGTTCAGCCAGCTAAGCTCAATCTTAATTGCCCCACCATCAGCGCCAGTGACTTGGGCAGGAATGAGCTTGGAATACAAGGGGAAGAACTTGTCGGGGTTTTGATGCGCCCAATGGGCAAGCCGAGGTATGCCCCCAATGAGCTCAAAGGCGTGGAGAAATTGCTCCCGTACATTTCTGGTTCTGACGTATGATGGCAAGGTAGTAGCTGTTGCAAGAGCGTTCAGGCTCTCCTCGACCATCATTAATGGGGGACATATTGGCCCAGACTCGGCTTGTGTGGCCGCTTCTTGGACTATCCGTTCTGTCTGGGTACTCATAATATGAGTATACGCTCGGGCGCGTAGAAAGTCTAGAACTTTCGCTTGATATCGACTGCCAGGAGGTCTCGGATCAAGGGATCCCCTCAGTATCCAATTTACTGCCAGGAGGTCAACTACCAATTGTTGGTCAACTACCAATTTACTGCCAGGAGGTCTCGGGGCAAGGGATCCACAACCCGCAACCCACACCCCACAACTCCACATCACCACCATCAATCATACCTGATGGAGGGTGAAAAGTAAAGACCGTTCGTCTGAAAAATCGAGCCGACGAACGGTCTTTACTTTTTCACGAAAGCGCGGTATAATAGGGGTACGGTGCGGGAGTAAAGCGTACCGGGTTCTAGTAAGGAGTAAAAAATGGCTTATCTTAGCCTAGTAGGTGCGGGAACCGTCGTAAAGGCGCGGAAAACGTACGCGCTCGCGAAGTGCTCGGAGAAGGACTATCCGAAACGGTCCCCTGATATCGCCGTAACCGTTGACGGGAAGCCCGCGACTATCCGCGTGACCTCGTCGAAGATCTACTCGACGGCGGCGACGACCGGTGCTAACGGGTATATCCGCCTTAACGGCTACGTCGCGTGGATCTCGTTCGATCACGGATTCGCTCCGAAGGACGGACTTAAGTTCACCCTCGTCGAGGGGAAGGCTCCCGATGCGAACCCGAAGCGTGAGCCGAAGGCTCCCGAGTCGGAAGCGCGCCGCGTGGAGAAATACGTTGAGTGGGCGGCGGGGAGAACCCGAATTAGCCCGGTGCTCGGCGGCGAGGTAGTAACCGAAGTCTAAGAAGTGCTCGGGGGCGAAAGCCCCCGAGAACCGTCCTGAGGGTTTGAGGTGCTGGCACAGTCCCCAGCAGGATGGGGGGCACCCGCTCGCCCAGGAGCGCAGCACGCAGTCTCGTGTGACTGCTGCCTTCACAGTCTCGTGTGACTGCTGCCCTCGCAGGACCGGTTGACCAAGCACTTGAACCGCTGACCTAGGTCTGGAACCGTGATGGGGGGCATGGCATTTATGCCGGAGGGTGCCGGTAACGGGTAACGGGAGT